ACCGCCGGCGGACGCACCCGCCGGCCCCCCCTTCCTCCCTGCGGGACCAGCCATGGCCGTCCTTCCACCGCCGTCGAGCCCCACCGTCACGGCCATCTATGCAGCCTACGAGGCAGCCGCGGATGCCGGCTACCGCGCGCATCTCGGCGCCTCGCTGATCGGCGCCGAGTGCGAGCGCGCGATCTGGTACACCTTCCGCTGGGCCACGCGCGCCCGGCACACCGGCCGGCTCCTCCGACTTTTCGAGACGGGCCACCTGGCCGAGGCGCGCTTCGTCGCCGATCTCCGGCGCATCGGCGTCACCGTGCTGGATGTGGATCCGGCGACCGGCCGGCAGTGGAACCTCCGCGACGCCGGCGGTCACTTCGGCGGCAGCATGGATGCGGTCGCCAAGGGCTTTCCCGAGGCCCCGGCGACCTGGCACGTTTGCGAATTCAAGACGCACAGCGCGAAGTCCTTCGCGAAGCTGAAGGCCGAGGGCGTCGCCGCCTCCAAGCCGCTGCATTGGTCGCAGATGCAGGCCTACATGCAGCTCGCCGGCCTCGATCGCGCCTTCTACCTGGCGGTCTGCAAGGACACGGACGAGCTCTACCAGGAGCGCATCCGGCACGACGCAGAGGCCGGGCTGCGTATCCTGGCGAAGGCGGCGCGAATCATCGGGGCGGCCCAGCCGCCATCTCGCATCAGCCAGGATCCGGCGTGGTGGCAGTGCCGGGTCTGCGACCACCACGCCGTCTGCCATGGCGGGGCCGCGCCGGAGCGGCATTGCCGATCCTGTCTGCACGCCTCGCCGGTCCAGGGCGGTGATTGGCATTGCGCCCGCCATGACGCCCCGCTGGACCGGCGAGACCAGGAGGCGGGCTGCGCTGCGCACCTCTATCTGCCCGACTTCGTCGCCGCCGAGCAGCTCGACGCCGGGGAGGATTGGGTCAGCTACCGGCTGCCCGACGGCAGCGTGTGGCTCGACAGCGCGACCTCCTCCAGCGCGGGAGCCGCGCGGTGAGCCAGGACCTGCTTGTCGTCGTCTCGGTCAAGAACAACGCGCTGCTGACCGCCATGCGCGAAGCCGGATACGAGAGCGCAGCGGCGCTGTCCCGCGCCGGCGGCGTGTCCGCCCACCGCATCTACGACTACCTGAACCTGCGCATCGCACCCCTCCGCGAAAACGGGGAATGGCGCGCCTGCATCCTCGCCATCTCGAAGGCGCTGCGGAGACTGCCGGAGGACCTCTTCCCCGCGGCGTTCCTGCGCCGCGCGCTGGCGACGAACAAGGTCATGCGCGAGGTCAGCGCAGAAGACCTGCCGACGCTGATCGGCGGCACGTCGTCCTCCATCGCCTACGACCCCGAGCGGACGGTTGCCGTCGAGGCCGCGCTCGGCGCGCTCGACGATGCGCTGGCCAGCCTTCGACCGCGCGAAGCGCGCATGATGCGGATGTACTTCGGCCTGGATGGCGAGGCGCCCCGGACGCTGGAGGAGATCGGGCGATCGTTCGACGTCAGCAAGGAACGTGTCCGGCAGACCGTGCAGCTCGCGCAGCGCAGGCTCGCTGCGCCGCGGCACCAGCTCCGCCAGCGCTGCGCTTCTCTCCTGGAGGATGGCGCGGCGGGAGAGGATCGATGAGCCTGTCGCTCCGCCCCTATCAGCGCGCCGCCATCGAGGCGCTCTACGACTACTTCGCCGCCAGCGTGGGCAACCCGCTGATCGTGATGCCGACCGGCACGGGGAAGTCCGTCGTCATCGCCGGCTTCACGCGCGAGGCCATCGCCGCCTATGGCGACACCCGCGTGCTGGTCCTCACCCACGTGAAGGAGCTCATCCAGCAGAACTTCATGGCGCTGCTCCGCGCCTGGCCAGAGGCGCCGGCGGGCATCTACTCCGCCGGCTTGTCCCGCCGCGACATTCACGCGCAGATCCTGTTCGCCGGCATCCAGTCGATCCACCGTCACGCGCGGCAGGTGCAGCGCTGCGACCTGGTGCTGATCGATGAGGCGCATCTGCTCGGCCGCGGCGACAGCGGCATGTATCGCTCCTTCCTGGCGCAGCTGAACGAGATCAACGCGGGCCTGCTGAAGGTCGTGGGCTTCACGGCGACGCCGTATCGCCTGGACAGCGGCATGCTGCACGAGGGGAAGGACCGGCTCTTCACGGACATCGCCTTCCAGGTGCCGGTACTGGACATGATCCAGCAGGGCTATCTCTGCCCGGTGGTCCCCAAGCAGACCACGACCCAGCTCGACGTGGGCGGCGTCGGCACGCGCGGCGGCGAATTCATCGCCAAGGACCTCGAGGCTGCAGTGGACCGCGACGAGGTCACGCGCGCCGCTGTGGCGGAGATCGTCCAACACGGCGAAGGCCGCGGCTCCTGGCTGGTCTTCTGCTCGGGCGTCGCGCATGCCCGCCATGTCCGCGACGCCATCCGCGAGCATGGCGTCAGCTGCGAGACCGTCACCGGCGACACGCCCGGTCCGGAGCGCGATGCCATACTGGCGGCCTTCAAGGCGGGGCGGCTGCGCTGCGTCACCAACGCGAACGTGCTCACCACCGGCTTCGACGCCCCGGGGGTGGACCTGATCGCGCTGCTGCGCCCCACGAAGAGCGTCGGCCTCTACGTCCAGATGGTCGGCCGAGGCACCCGCCTCGCCGAGGGCAAGGACGACTGCCTGGTGCTCGACTTCGCCGGGAACACGGCGCGGCATGGCCCGATCGACACGGTCGACGGCCGGAAGAAGGAGAAGTCGGACGAGCCGGGCGAGGCGCCGATCAAGGTCTGCCCGGAGTGCCAGACCATCAACCACGCCAGCGTGCGGCGCTGCGTCGAGTGCGACCACGAGTTCCCGCCGCCGGTGGTCAAGGTCGCGCCGCAGGCGGCGTCGAACGCGCTGCTCTCGACCCAGGTGCAGGCGACCTGGTCGGACGTCACCGGGATCAACTATGCGCGCCACGAGAAGCCCGGAAAGCCGGCTTCGCTGCGCGTCACCTACGAGTGCGGCCTGGCGCGGCACAGCGAGTGGGTCTGCTTCGAGCACACCGGGTTCCCGCGGGACAAGGCTGTGGGCTGGTGGCGGCGCCGCGCCGGCAATCTGCCGCCGCCGTCGACGGTGGACGAGGCCCTGCAGCAGGTGGACCAGCTCCGCCGTCCGATCGCGATCCAGGTCCGGCCCGCGGGCCAATACACCGAGATCGCCGCCGCGAGGTTCGTGTGAGATGCGCCGCCTGTCGCCTCCGCGCCGCCCGCGGCTTCGGCTGGTTCGATCCGCGCATTCGGACCTCCGAGCCGCTGCCGGCCTGTTCCATGCGCTGCATGAGCGCGCTCTGCCGGAGGTGGGGCGTGGTTGATCCCGACGAGCACGAGATCGCCGCCATCGCGGCCGCCAGCCCCATGGCCGGGGAGTACCTGGAGAGCATCGGGAAGACGGAACTCGCGGCGCTGACCGAGGCCGAGTGGCTGACGCTGCTGGAGGTGATCGTCACGGCCTACCAGGACGAGCTCGCGCGCCGGTTGGATCAGGGCCGGCATCCGGCGCCGCCGCTCCCGGTGGGAGGGCGGTCGTGACCCAGACCTCCTTCATGGCCGACTATGGCGAGCGCCTGGTCGACAACGGCTACTCCGTCATCCCGATCATGCCGGGCAGCAAGGTGCCGGGGCAGTTCCGTGGGGGCGAGTGGTCGCCCTATCCCGACTGGACCCGGCATTGCGACCGGCCGACGAAGTCCTTCGAGGTGGACATCTGGCGCCGCTGGCCCGGGTGCGGCGTCGGGATCGCCACCGGCGCCGTGGTGGGCATCGACATCGATATCCTGGACGGTGCGCTCGCCATCCGGCTCGCCGACCTCGCGGCCTCCATGCTGGGCGACACGCCCTGCCTGCGCATCGGCCGCGCCCCGAAGCGGCTGCTGGTCTATCGCGCGGCCACGCCCTTCGCCGGCCGCAAGCGCCATCCCCTCGAGCTGCTGGCGCGCGGCCAGCAATTCGTCGCCTATGCGGTGCACCCGGACACCGGCCGCCCCTATGACTGGCCGGAGGAGAGCCTGGTGGAGCTGCCGCTCTCGCGCCTCCCTGTGGTGGACGAAGCGGGATGTGCCGCTTTCCTCGACGCTGCCTGGCGGCTCGTGCCCGACGAGGTCCGGGTCAACTCGATCCTGGCGGACGCACCGACCAGCGCCTGGCGCGGCCCGAGTGACCCGAAGGGCACGCGGGACGCCATCGCCGCGGCACTGGCCTGGCTGCCGAATGACGACCTGCCCGGCAATGAGTGGATCACCGTCGGCGCGGCGATCAAAGCGGCCCTTGGCGAGGAGGGCCGCGACCTCTGGCTTGATTGGTCACGCCAGTCCCGGAAGTCGGGCCAGTCCGGGCGCTCTGACACGCCCGAGCGGCGTTGGGCCTCCCTGCGGCCGCATAGCGTCGGCGCCGGGACGATCTACTGGCTCGCCGAGCAGCGCGGCTGGGTACCGGATCCCGCCCTGACCCTGAACGGCACGGTGGTGGAGCAGGCCGCGCAGCCCCATCCGGCAGCGGCGCTGCTGGCGAAGGTCGCAGTTGTGCCACTCCCCGCCGCGCCGCCGCCGAAGCCGTATCGCGTCCCGCCCGAACTGCTGCAGGTGGACGGCGCGCTGAGGCTGTTCCTGGACTACGCCACGGCCAGCGCCGTGAGCCCGCAGCCCTTCCTCTCGCTCGGCGCGGCCATCTGCCTGGTCGGCACCATCGCCGGACGCCGCTACCGCACGCCGACCGACCTGCGCAGCAACGTCTACGCGATCGGCATCGCCGATAGCGGCGGTGGAAAGGACCACGCCAGGCGCTGCGTGAAGCGCGCGATCTATGCGGCGGGCCTCGACCGCTACCTGGGCGGCGAGGACCTCGCATCCTCGGCCGGCCTGCTGACCTCCCTGCAGCGCCATCCCGCGCGCCTGTTCCAGGTCGACGAATTTGGCCAGTTCCTGAAGCTGGTTCTGAGCCAGCGCGCGCCCGCCCACAAGGCGGCCATCTGGTCCGAGCTGACGAAGCTCTACACCTCGGCGGCCGAGCCCTACATCGGCGCCGAGTACGCCGATCAGAAGGCGCGGCCGCGCGTCACCATCGAGCAGCCCTGCGCCTGCATCTGGGGCGTCACCGTCCCGGGCCCGCTGTGGACGGCATTGGAAGGTGGCGCGCTGGCGGACGGCTCCATCGCCCGCTTCCTGGTGTTCCTGACCGACGACGATTACCCCGAGCGCAACGAGACGCCGGCGCCACTGGACCCGCCGGCGGCGCTGGTGTCCGCACTGCAGGGGATCGCTCGCGGCGTGCCCGGCCACAGCCATGGCGGGAACATCGCCGACGCCATGGAATCCTCGGCGCCGATCCACGCCTACACGGTGCCGCTGACCCCGGACGCCGAGACGGCCATGGCGCGCGTGCGGCGCGACGCCACTGACCTGCTGCGCTCGCACCGCGGGACCTACGCCACCGCCCTGTTCGGACGCTACGCCGAGAACACGGCGAAGCTGGCGATGATCGCCGCGGTCAGCCGCGACCCGGCCAGGCCAGTCACGGAGGCGGAAGACGTCACCTGGGCAGCGGCCCTGGTCGAACACTGCATCGGCACGCTGCTGCGCGAAGCCGAGCGCCGTGTCGCCGACAACGACACCGAGGCCAAGCACAAGCGCGTCCTGGAGATCATCCGCGCCGCGGGGGAGATCAGCCGGAACGCGCTGGTCCGGAAGACGCAGTTTCTGTCGAAGCGCGAGCGCGAGGAGATCTTCGACGCGCTGGTCGAGGGCGAGCTTGTCACGCGCAGCATGAAGCCGACCGGCACGAAGCCGACGATGCTGTTCATCGCGCGCGGCATGCCGGAGGCGACGGCAGGCAGGGAGGCCGCTCCTTGACGCATTCGATCCGTCAAGCGCAGCGACCGCCACGAAACCCAGGCCGGAGGCCGCTTCCACGCGCATACGTCAATACGTCAATCCGTCACGCGGGCGCACACGGGTACTCGTGGGTCGCGCGCGGGCGGAGAGAGAGACCCTTTGACGAATTGATATATTGATGAATCTCCCAATAGACCCCCCTTCGCACGTGCGCGCGCGCGCGGCGCGCGACCTCCAGGCACCGCAGCGTCTACCCGGCGGCCCGCTGCCGCCGAGGTCCAGCCTCGATCGCGGCACGCGCAGCGCGACCACCACGCCCGAGATGGAAGCGCTGCGCCGCCGGGTCTGGCAGCAGCAGGGCGTCGTCTCCCTGTGCATCGAAGACATCACCGACCCCTGGCTGCGCCAGGCGATCCAGAACGAAGCCGTGCGGCGCTGGGGCCCGCGGCGGCAGGAGAAGAACGATGGCCGGTAAGCGGAAAGCGAAGGCCCCGAAGCGTGACGAGGCGCTCGGCCCGTCGAAGTGGCGGCTGCAGCACGGGGGGTTCTCGGAGCCGATCCGCGAGGCAGATCCGGAGACGGGCAGCCCGGTGCAGCATCGCCGTGCGGTGGACACGCTCGGGATGATGCTGGCCAACGGCACGATCACGCAGGAGATGCACGACGCTGGTGGCTACTTCCGCGCACTGTTCCGTCGTGCTGCGCTTGACGGTATGGCGCGCTCGGCGCTGATCCGGCTGCCTGGGAAGACCGCCGACGCGCTGTCGGAGCGGAGCATCGACGCGCGCCGCAAGGTCGCCGAGGCGCTCGACGCGCTCGGCGGCCATGACAGCGCCGCAGGCTCCTGCGCCTGGTACGTCGTCGGCCTGGAGATGTCCGTGCGCGAGTGGGCGATGCGGCAGGGGTGGGGCGGCCGTCCCGTCGCACCGCCGCAGGCGCAGGGCATGCTGGTCGCGACGCTCAGCGTGCTGGCGGGGCACTTCGGCCTTGTGCCGCGGACGAGGGCGGCGTGACGCTCGTGGCCTCGAAGAAAAATCGCGCGAGCGAAAGCAAGCGTAGCGCAGCGAAAGAATGTCGCGTTGCGCATCGAAATCCACATGGCGTATCATCAGCACACCTCGAAAAGGCGCGACCGCGCCGCGGCCAGCCCGCCGCAGCGTCGCTCGATCGCCACAGTGGCTTGCGAGCCGCAGGGTCCTTCCCGGGCCCGGCGTATGCGGGGGGCGGAAGCGCGCAACGTCGCTAGCGCCAGGCCGGAAATATGGTTCGCAGTTCGCACCATCTGCCCGTGAATTCAATGCAGTAGGTGCGAACCATGGGCCGCATGGTTCGCACCCGGCCCGCGCACGGTTCGCAGCCTTTTCGAATGATGTCAGCGCGATAGCTGCGAACCATGGCAGCGCCGCGCGTGCTGCCCCACCCCACACCTCGGACGGTGCCGATGACGCCCCCCTGGATGGCAGCGAAGATCCTGCTGCGCCCGGTGGCGGAGCTGCGCGCGCACCCAGGCAACGCGCGCGTGCACGGCGCGGCGCAGATCGAGCAGATCAAGGCCAGCATGCTGGCCTTCGGCTTCACCAACCCGCTGCTGGTCGACGATGCAGGCGTGCTGATTGCCGGCCACGGCCGGCTCGAGGCCGCGGTGGCGCTCGGCATGGACAAGGTGCCGACCATCGTGCTGCGGCACCTGTCCGCGGCGCAGAAGGAGGCGCTCCGGCTCGCCGACAACCGCATCGCGGAGAACGCGACCTGGGACCAGGCGCTGCTGCGCGACGCGCTGGCCGCGGTCCAGGCGGTGCCGGACCTCGACCTGGCGGCGCTCGGCTTCTCGGCCGCGGAGCTGGACGACATCCTCGCGGCGGCTGGAGAGGCCGTGTCCGACGGCGACGCGCCCGAGGCCCTGTCGGCGCCCGCGGTCCAGGGGGGCGGGGACGGCGCGGCGGGAACGGTGGAGGCGACGCCGGAGGATGATCCGGCCGATGCGGAGCCGGAGCCGCCGCGGCAGGCCGTGGCACGGGTCGGCGACATCTGGCTGCTGGGCGAGCATCGGCTGGCCTGCGGCGACAGCACGAACCGCTCCACCATCGCGCGCGTCATGGCGGCGGATCGCGCGGCGCTGCTCTTCACCAGCCCGCCCTACGGCAACCAGCGGGACTACACCACCGGCGGCGTGTCCGACTGGGACGCGTTGATGCAGGGCGTGTTCGCACATCTCGACGGTGCGCTCCGGCGCGACGCGCAAGTGCTGGTGAACCTCGGCCTGATCCATCGCGAGGGCGAGTGGCAGCCCTACTGGCAGGGCTGGCTCGACTGGATGCGCGCGCAGGGCTGGCGGCGCTTCGGGCTGTATTCGTGGGATCAGGGCCCCGGCCTGCCGGGCGACTGGAACGGTCGGCTCGCGCCGGCCGTCGAGCTGGTCTTCCACCTCAACCGCGAGGCGCGGCCGCCGAACAAGATCGTGCCGTGCAAATGGGCCGGCACGCCGAACAAGGGCAGCGGGCTCCGTGCCGCGGACGGCGAGGTGAAGGCCTACACCCACATCGGCCTGCCGGTGCAGGAGATGCGCATCCCGGACAGCGTGCTGCGCATCACCCGCCACAAAGGGCGCGGCATCGAGACCGAGCACCCGGCGGTGTTCCCCGTGGCGCTACCCGAGTTCCTGATGCGGGCCTACACGGACGAGGGCGACGTCGTGTTCGAGCCGTTCGGCGGTTCCGGCACGACGATCCTGGCCGGCCAGCGAACTGGGCGGCGCGTGCGCGCGATAGAGCTCGCGCCTGCCTATGTCGACCTGGCCATCGCCCGCTGGCGGATGCTGCATCCCGACCTGCCGGTGACGCTGGCGGACGACGGCCGCGACTACGACGCCGTGGCTGCGGCGCGGATGGAGGTCACCGCCAGTGCAGCCTGACCTCGTCGTCTCCGCACTGCCGCTGGTGGCGCTGATCCCCTACGCCGAGAACGCGCGCACGCATTCGCCGTCGCAGGTGGCGCAGATCGCGGCATCGATCGCAGAATTCGGCTTCGTGAACCCGGTCCTGGTCGACGCGGACGGCGTGCTGATCGCCGGCCATGGCCGCGTCATGGCGGCGAAGCAACTCGGGCTGGCGACTGTGCCGGTGCTGCGGCTCGGCCATCTATCCCCCGCGCAGGCGCGTGCGCTGCGCCTGGCCGACAACCAGATCGCGCTGAACTCCGGCTGGGACGAGGCGCTGCTGGCGGCAGAGATCGCCCGCATTCGCGACGAGGCCGTTGTGGACCTCGACGTGCTCGGCTTCTCGGGCATGGAGCTCGATCGGCTGCTGGCCGCGGCGGATGCTGGCATCGAGGACGACGCCGACGATGCGCCGGCCCCTCCCGCGGCGCCAGTCACGCGCACGGGCGATCTCTGGCGCTGCGGCGCGCACCGCCTGCTCTGCGGCGACGCCACGAAGCTCGACGACGTGCAGCGCGCGCTCGGCGCCGACTGCCTCGCCGACATGACCTGGTGCGATCCACCTTACAATGTTGCTTATGAAGGCGGCACCGCGGCGAAGATGACCATCGCCAACGACGCGCTCGGCTCCGGCTTCCTCGACTTCCTCCGCCCAGCGCTCGCGAACCTGCTCTCGGTGACGAAGGGCGCCTGCTACATCTGCATGTCCTCGTCCGAATGGCCGACGCTGCATCGCGCCTGGCAGGAGGCCGGGGGCAAGTGGTCGAGCACCATCATCTGGGCGAAGAACACCTTCGCGCTCGGCCGCGCCGACTACCACCAGCAGTTCGAGGCGATGCTGTATGGCTGGAAGGCCGGCGCGCAGCACTACTGGTGCGGCGCGCGCGACCAGGGGAATGTCTGGCACTTCGACAAGCCGGCGCGGAACGACCTCCACCCCACGATGAAGCCGGTGGCGCTGGTCGAGCGCGCGATCCGCAACAGCAGCAAGCAGCGCGACACCGTGCTGGACCCGTTCGGCGGCTCCGGCACGACGATGATCGCGGCAGAGAGGACCGGGCGTCGTGCTGTGCTGCTGGAACTCGACCCGGCCTATGCCGACGTGATCGTGCGGCGCTGGCAGGAGGCGACCGGCGAGGCGGCGGTGCTGGACGGCGAGGATCGCACCTTCGCGGACGTCGCCGCAGCACGTGCCGCTGCAACCTGAGCGGGTAGGCGCAGCAGGCGTCGGCGTTCTCCGGGCGTCACCGGCGCCAGAGGCGTCGGATCCTCAGAAAGGTGCGATAGCCGACCTCGAGGACGGGGAGCACGAGGGCGGATGACGCGATCCGCCCAACCCAGGCGAGCTTGGGGATCTGCTTCCAGAGTTCCGCGAAGGCGGCCGCGCCGGAAGCCAATGTCCCGTCCGCCCGACGCACATGCATGCGCGCCAGCGCGGCGTCGCGCGATAGATCCGGACCGAGGGCCTCGGCGCCGCAGGTCGAGACGTCGACGAAGGCGAGGCGGTCACCTCCTTCCGCCTTGCGGTACTGCGCGATCTCGCGCGAGCAGATCGGGCATGCGCCGTCGTAGTAGATCGTGGCGGATGGCTGCGTGGTGGAGCGGTCCATGGCCGAGACATGGCCCGCCGGTGGCGGCGCGCCAGGGTGTCTCTCGACGGCTACCGCGCCGATGATCGGCTGATTGAGAAAAGCCAATCTTCGCAATAAGATAACGCTGCATCGCGCTTGGCTCGGGCGGGGCACAGCGCGAATGGTCCGTCACGCGCAGGGGAGGCCCTGCATCACGACGGAGACCAGCATGACCGACCGCGAAGCCCGCGCCGCCCGCAACCAGGAGAACAGCCTCGCCGCCTTCCTCGCGAAGAAGGCGGAGTTCGACGCCCTGCTCGCCGAGTTGCAGCAGGCCAGCGACGACCACTTCGGGGCGGACCCCGAGGCGGTGCTCTGGGGCGAGACGGCCTGGCTCGCGGACGCCACCGCGAAGCTGAAGGAGATCGCGGATCAGCACTTCCGCCGCGGCGAATACGCCCCTTAGCGCCGCGCACCCCGCGACGGCCCCGACCGGGTTCCGCCCGGCGGGGCTCCCGGCAGTAGGGGGCCGAAGGTCGGCTCCCGGAACCGGAGACCACGACGATGAAGCTTTCCGACACCCAGCGCGCCATCCTCACCGCCGCCGCCGAGCACCCCGAGTACCTGGCCTACCCGCCCGAGCGGCTCCCCGCCGGCGCACGGCAGAAGGTGGCACAGGCGCTGCTGAAGCAGGAACTGGTGATCGGCGTGCACCGCCCCGCCTACGACGCCATCGCGAAGTGGACGGTGGACGGCGACGAGATGCTGCTCAAGATCACCGACGACGGGCTGCGCGCCATCGGCATCGACCCGAACGCAGGCGACGCGCGCGCGGAGGACGAGCAGAGCGCCGAGGCCATCGCGCGCCG